TGTTTAAGTAATTCTGTGCTTGTGGTTGTACCATTGCTTGTTGGTGAGGCAATATATTATCTACAAGATTTGTTAGCCCTTTTAACAATGCCGAATTTGCAATTTCTTGTGGTGTTAGTTTAGGTTCTTTGTCTGTAGTTACGCCACATTGCCCGCGGACTGTGTTAATAACATCAGCCTGATCAGTAAATTGATTTTGTGGTTTACCGGCTTTTGCTGGCTCAGGCGGTGGAGCACTAGGTCCTGCTTTTGCTGTTACAGGCGGTGTAGCTTTTGCTGTACTTGTTTTCTTTGTTCCGACTGGCAATGGTGCCGCCTTTGCACCAGGTCGTGCACCAGGTTTGCCACCTGCCGCTTGGTATGCCGCTATTGATTTTTTCAAGTTCATATAATCAATTCGAATACCCATGGAGCCTTTCTTAACTACTGAACCAGCTTTGCTGTACATAGTATCTCTGATGTCATTGGCATATTGTTCTACACTGTGCCACGGGTAAACACCCTTAACAACATCTGCCCCATTCATTTTAATATCACCTAAATGGTCTGCAACCAAGAACGGAATAAAGCCGTCTTTACCTGTTAATTTTCCAGCATCTTCTCCCCACATAAGATATCCGAATTTAGAACTATATGTTTCGCCGCCTATTTCGTATGGGTGTGCAAATCCAGGGTAGTCAACAACTATTGTATTTGCTGTTGGAATATCAACTACTGTGAATGTATTATTATAATAATCAGGTTCAAACGCATTTACTGTTATTTCTTTTCCTATTAACTTGTCTGTTCCGTCTATTGCAAATGAGTGGTCTTCTCTAGTTGTAATAACTGTGTTTGCACTCATAAATGTTGCTTCTTCATACATTGTCATTGTAGTTTGTATTATGTCACCTGCACTCAATGTAACTGCATTTGTTAATGTAATATCTGTTTCGTTGTCGGATACAGCCTCAACTTTTGTATTTGCTGGAACACCTGTGCCACTAACATTCATTCCAATAACTAGTCTATTAGTAGTACCTACTACGCTTACAGTTGTGTTTGCTGTAACACCAGTTGCCACAGTAAATTCATCTTCTATAGGTGCTAACATTGTATCTAGTACAACAAAACTATTTGTTGTAGAGTCGACCTTTCTTATTTGTTGTATAATAAGTTCAGGCGACAGTTTATTAATTTTCACATAATCTAAATTTTCGAGTGTAGATAGATCTGCATCTGTTGTAATTTTTGTTGCTTCGTTGATTGTGAACGATAAGTTTGTTTCGTCTAAGTTACCACCTGTGTAAGTATCAGGTTCAATATCGAACACAACAAGGTCTACCATCTCTGCAGGAATACCTGGAACTATTTCGCGAATTGCTCTTGCAAATTCTATTGTGTCGTTTGATGACAATGTTACTGTGTTCTTAACTGTAACATTAGCAACTTGACCATCGCCTTTATGCCTAAACTTCAACGTATCGTTATTATTAATTACTCTGCCATCAGCTAGAGTAATATCGTAATAATCAAATTGTGTTTCGTCCCATAAAATATTATACGGTTCGCCTTCTGGTGTTATACCCACCGTTGTAACTGATGTAATGCCCTGTGACAACGTTATGTCTCTTCCTGATATACTTGCTACTGTTACTGTGTCCTCTTCGGCATCTATTACACCTGTTAGTGTAATAAAGTCGCCTACACGGATATTTGATGTACTCGATAATGTAAGTGTATTAGTTGTTGCGTTAGCACTTTTAATTAACTTTGCAGGTTCAGAACCTTCGTTATCAAGATCGAAATTAACACTTAGAACCTCTACTGGTTCCTCTATACTTTCATGGAACAAATACATTCCCGGTTCAATAATTGCAGGTGTTGTTACATCTACTATTGTGCCGCTTGTAACACTACTCTCAACAGTGCCTTGTACAGGAACAGATGTGTTTCCTAATTTACCTACACTGTCTGCTATCAAATCTTTATTAAGAACTTTCTCTGCTCTAATATTCTTTGGAGCAAAACTGGCACCTGCTAATTCAGTACTCGAAGAATCTTTGAATCTAACTGTTATGCCGTCAACTAATGAGTCTGATATTTCTTCGTAACTATGGCCCATAGTTGAAATGCTGTTTGGAACTGCTGTAATCTTTAGTGTTGTTTTTGCTAATGAAACATTTGCACTATCTGTGATTACATTCAATGATGAATTAGTGCCATATAGTCTAGAGCCAACTGTAAATGTGTCGTCGGTAGTTGCTTTAACTGTAAATACTTCGCCTGCACTACCACCCATATTATCAACATCAAACACAATCTCGGTGCCTGTTCTAAACTCATGTTTAGGTGAATACATTTGTACATCATAATCAATACTTGTATTGCCTGTTTTGTTTTTACCAAAGTTTATAAAACTAATGTTTGCTTTAGGCACTGTGTTAGTCATTCCGCCTAATACTGTTGTGTTAGCATATAATTGTACATCGCCAGCACCTGTTAGATTTGCAACTTGGAATATGTTTCCGTTTAAATTTGATCCGCTGTTGTCGTTAAACTTTAAATAATGCCCAATTGCAACTCCAGTTGTGTGACCGTTATTAATTGTAAACGTTAATTGGTTGTTAACAACTCTCATATCAGGAACAGCATCTACACTTCTAAAGATTGTTATGTCTGTTGTTGTAGGGACTGTTGCTCTAGCAAACTGGTATGCATGTTGTAATGCAACTGGTTCAGCACTTATAATATTACCACTTAGTTGTGGTCTAATCTCGAGAATTGAATTAACTGCTGGAATTGTGTATTCGATATTGCCCATCTCAACCGATTGTTCAGCAACTTTTTCTTCGCTTATAAATCTTGTTACAGGATGGTCTACTTCTGCTTGATCTGTTACATATATCGGGTTGCCGTCAAATGATACTAAGTCTTTATACGAGTCCGATATAACGTTGTCGCCTTTAAGTGCTAATACCTGATCAAACCATTTAGTGTGGTCATAGTCTGTGCTTGTATTAGCATTGTCATTGTTGTCTAGTATAATATCTGATAACTTAACGTCTGCCCAAAGGAACGATGTCCCAACAGTGTTGTCGTATTCTACATACGAAATAGTTGCACCAGTGTCTGTAAGTTTATAAACTTCAAATTCTTCATGCTCGCCTTTTGCAAAGTGAACCATGTCGTTTACTTTTGGCAATTTGTATGTTTTAGTAATTTTAGTAACATCAAACAAGTTTTCAAAATCATAAATGTCGAATGCTTGGTACTGTACATTATACTTTGATACATAACCTGAGTTAGGTAAAGGCGCATACTTGCTGTCTACCATGCCTACATAACTAACACTTGATGTCATAGGCCATAAGCCTTTCTCTGCCATGTCAGAAGGTCTTACTGTCAATCTCTGAGGATCATCAACATCAATTAATATTGTTGCATCATCTTTGGAATCTGGATAAATTTCAAATGTTCTTATCTGCGTTAACTTAGCCGCTAATGCATCGTTGGCGAATACTTTAATGTTCATTGATGAACCAGGTAAGTCACCTTGATATGAGTCTTCTAAATCAATTGTGCCACGTTCAATAATTTCTATAGTTGAATTAGGCTGTATGGGTGAACCAGGAATAGCACCACAGTCTAGGAATGTTATAGTAGATTCCCCTGAGGAAACATTACTAGTAATTGTGTATAATGCTTCTTCGCTAGTTTCTGGTAGTTTAATACCATTAATTTCTACATCGACATGAGGATAACTGCCGTTAATAATTTGTAAATTGTCTGCGGCTATTTCATTTGTTGTTGTTATACCGTCACTAACACTTACTGGTGTAAACGTAAAGCTCTGTGAAACGTTACCTGATAATAATGAGTTAGTAACAATTGTTGTTCTGCTACCTTCGTCAAACTCCCAATCATGCGAACCCGCTGAGCCTACAACATTACCTGTTGTAGTTGCACCGTCAACAGAAACAACAATATCACTAAACGTTGTGCTGTTTGCAGTTTCGAAACTGTAACGTTGTCTCGGCTGGTACCGTTTTGCAGGTAAGTTTAATGTGCTTTCTAACGTTGTACCTGAACCTTGCTCTGCTAGTGTAAAGTCACTGCCCTTAATTGTTAAGTAGAATTCTTCAATTCCTGCACCCGCTGTTCTAGTAAACGTTGCTGAAATATTTGCACTAATATCGTTTGTTGAATTAATTGCGTTAGCAACATCTTCTACAGTAGTAACTGAGCTTAGATCAATAACAGTGTTTACATTAGAACTAAAATTATCTGTAATTAAAATATTACCAGCTGAAGTTAAATCTGCAACTGTTATATTGCTTGTAGAAACAGCATATGGTTTCAAGAATGTTGTAGTAATATTTGCTGTAAACAACTGTGCCGCAACTACTGTTACACTAGGATTAATAGTATATCCGTATCCTGGTTCATCTACAGTAACATCAGATATTCTTCCATCTGTTCCGATATTAACTGTTGCTTTAGCAGTTGTGCCGCCGCCATATTCAAAACTTCCTGGAATGTCTGCAGGAGGTGGTTCAATTTCTAAGAATGGTCTTTGGTAGAATTTAGTTGTTCTATCCAGTACTTCCACTTCGTTAACTTTACTAACAATGTCTTCTGGGTAAGCAACTTGTATAAGTTGTCTTTCGTTTGTTATTTCACTTTCTGTAATTTTTAAATCTATTGTTTGGTAGTTTTCTATGTCACCGAAGTCGCCCGCTTTAAGAGCCCATTCATCATAAACTGCGACACTACCTGGAACAAGAACTTTGTCGCTGTTAAGTAATACTTCGATACTATTCTTAGTACCTTTACTTCTAATCATGCCAGAATAAAAATCATACTGGTCATCTTGCGTAAGTTCAAATTCTCTTAAATATTTTCTTTCTTCATATCCGTATTGTCTTCTACTTGCTTCGTATAGTTGTTTCTCAACTGGTACATGTCCAATCTCATTATATTTGCCCATGTCGTCGGCAAGTGTATCAAAGTTTGGCTTTAAGCCATTGTCTGTGATAATGTAGCCGTCTGCTGTTAATGTGCCGTTCCAATTAGCAGTACGTTTACCTTTAATTTTTATTCTACGTTGTCTTTGACTTAAAACGTTGTCAAATATTGTATCACCAAATATAGTTTTATTTGATAATACCATTGCATGTTCAATTTCATTTGTGTATAATATTACACCGTAAATCTGTTTGCCTTCAGGTGGATTAATAGTAATCTTATTTGTATCTCTAATAATCTCACACTCGGAAGTTTTTATTGATCTACCTTCTTGATCCAATATGCTGTATTGACTTTGGTCAACATCAATAATTTTACTTACTCTACCAATTGGTGCTGTAAACTTGACTCCAGATGCTAATGGACTTAAACTTAATGTGTTACCTGCGGCCCATTTGCCTATGCTCCAGAACAGGAATTGCCTTCCGCTATATAGCCAGTTGTTAACATCATTAATGTCTCCGTTAAACTCGCCAAAGTCGTAACCCATTGCTTCTTGCTTTCTGCCTAAACTATTTAAGAAGTCAAATACTTCGTCAACAGTATCAAATACTGTGCCATATTCAACTTTCTTAATTGTGCCTGTGCCTGTTAAGTATAATGTTGCTTCGGCGGCACCAGTCATTGGCAATGAAGGTAGTCTCTGCCAAACTGATGTGTCTGTTACAACACTGCCTGCTCCAGCAAACTCTTTTGCTCTATAAAAGTTATAACCGGATTTTACTACTGTGCCTATTTGGTAATTTGTACTGTTGCTATAATTTCCAAATGCAACAGGTTCTCCGCCAACAGCAACTTCTGATTGTGGGCCATTAATATTACTTTCTTCTATTTCAAAGAAACGTTTCACTGAGTTATAGCCGTCTATCTTGTACTTGCCGTCTGTTGTGTAAGTAATTAATACACCAGTAAAATCGTTTGTTGTGCTGTAAGGTCCTACATGCACATCTACTTCAATATCTTCTTGAGGTAATATTAAACTTGAACTGTTACCAGTTGAACTGTAACTATCACTGAACACTGTCATAGTATCTTTGTCTATGTAGCCAGCAAATTTATGACCAAGTTTGCTTATAATTGATCTGTAAGGTTTAACAAATTCTGCTGTTGTGTTAAGACCTTGGAATTTCATAAATGCATGGATGAACTGCGTAAAGCCCACAGTATAAACTGTTTGTTCTGATGCAGTAACTTCGCCATGTATGTCTGCTAATTTAGTTTTAATTCGTCTTTTTGTATCTCTATCTAATAATTGTTTAGAGTTAGCAAGACCTCTAAACGGTTTTCTTGGATCAGAGAACACACTGGCAAACTTACCAGGCTGTGCTAATAATAGCGCCTGCATAACCGCAAATGGATAACCTTCTGAGATTCTCCATGCATTTTCTACAGGAGCATTGTCTCCAAATTTCCAATTTTTATTTGTAAGTTCTGTGTTTACTGAGTATGCTGTACTTAATGTACTTAAAGCAGTAAACGTTGCAAGAGACTGATCCTGGGTAGTAGCAGTACCGTTATTATTTGTACTAACAGTTCTCGGTATTGAAGCAAAACTTGGTCCTGTTGTGTATGGATATGCTGGCTTGCTGTCAGTATCTATAGTTGCAACATAGTAATATGTGCCTCCAGGAAATTCAGGAGTTATGCCGTGACGGCCATTGTATGCATCAAGGTCACCAGTTGAAGAATTGTACTCGTAGTCTTCTACAAACTCTCCGGTAGGCAAGCCACCTATTGTTGACCTCGCTGTTGTTTTTAAACTGTAACTACTTTCTATTCTTTTAATGCTACTCGAAGCATTTGCTCTGTCTGAGTATCCGTACGGTCCGTAAATTGGGAAACCATCAAATGCCCAACCTACTATAGGTGAATGAGCAGTTGTATTCCAGTTGTCCAATCCAACTGCCTGTGGGCTAGGTTGAATATATCCGTAAATGCCGTTATTGTCAGGTGCGCCGCCGGTTGTATCTCTGCTAACTTCATTTCTAAACATGTTGTTGTAAGTAAAGTTAGTGCTATCGCTGTGTGCTATACCTGAGTTAGCATTAGTAATTAATGCACCGTTAGTTGCTAGACCAATTGCAGTGTTGCTAGTTGAAGTTGCGTTTGCATAATTTGTTCCTAAACTACTAGGATCTACTCGTCCTACAAACGATTCTATTGTGTACGAATAAGATTTATCTTCTATTGTGTTAGCATTGTCAGAGGTAGGAAAGTTGCCTACTGGATGATTCATAACATTATGTGTTGTTATGTTCATCACTGTGCCTACTTCCCAAACACTTAAACCGTCAACATCTAAAATTGTATCTGCATCTGCAGATGAAGTACCGCTTGTGGTCGAGGTCCAATTAATCGATTTTGTTGTTGCTGTTGTGCTAATAATATTAGCAGGTGCAATCAACTCGCCACTTGCGTTAACAGGTAGCTCATACGCCAATCCAATACGTCTGTATGGATTATTTTCTTTGTATCTACTGTTAGTTACATTTTCTCTGTTGCCTTGTCTAATAATACCTTGTTCTAAGTCAGCCCATAAATTAACATTAGTTGAACTATAATCTGTGCCGTATGTTGTTTCCCACCATGTAGGTTTTCTAGTAAATCCTATCATTTCCCAAGGATGTGTATGAGGGCGTTCTGTATCATAGCATGATTCAAATATTCCTCTCCAGTAAGCCGGCTTAGGCGTCCCAGCATTATAATTCCAAGTCCATAAGTTGTCTTCTTTGTAAAATTCATTCTTAACAAAATCTACGTTGTTTCTTGTGATGTAGTTGTTGAAGTTAGAACGTAACAATGCATAAAATTCGTCTCTGTTTCTGCCTGTTGTTCTAAATCTACCTGGTCTAATGTCTGTAACATTTAAGTCAGGTAAACTATCAGAATTCCTAAACTGTTGTAGTGTGGCATTGTAAACTCTTTTCTCAAATTCTAACAATATAAAGTCGTGTACATCATCTAGTGCAACAGACTTACTGCCATCATGTCCTACTACCATCTTTATAGGACTAACAAATGATGTATCAGTTACAATCTCTGGATATGTGATAGGGTACATTCCCAATGCACTAGGTGTTGCCGGTACTTGGGCACTTTCTCTGTTAGCATCATATAGTCTAACTTTAATAGTGTTGCCTAGTGTTGGCGTGTAACCGTTTGTAAATGTAATTGTAACAACACCGTTGCTAGAACTTACAGCATAGTCGATATCAGCACACAACAGTTTGTCGGGTGTTGTACCGTCTGTTTCGTATACATAAACGGTGTTATCAATTTTTAATAAATCCAAGTAATGCGAACAAGTGTATTCTTTTGTTAGCACATTGTTAATAATAATTTTTTCTTCGATATACTTGTCACCGAATGCTATCATGAATGTATCGTCGAATACATTCTTACCTTGATTATATGCTATAACATTTTCTATTACTAGCTCTAGCATTTCACCGTAAGACATAGTACTGTAATCATTACTGTTTACAAAGTTAACAATCTCTTTCTTTAATCTGTTTTTATATTTAACGTATTCCTCAGCAACAAAATCCATACTGTCTTTGATATTAAATTTATCGTTGCTGAATAAGAATGCTGACAATCTTAAATCATCATCAGTCTGTAAAATCTTGTCTGCATATTTTAATTCTGTTTTTATGTCTGCAGAGTTGTTTGCACCTAGAGAATCACCTTTTGCATCTTCTTGAAACTCCATTAAGTTTTTAAAATGCTCTAAATATTCAGGTTGCGATATCGAAAGAATATCAACATTGTCTAAGTTCGAATGCCAACTACCTGGTACGTGATATCTGCCATCTGTTTTTGCATTAATAAAGTAACCAGTTTTTGTTTCAGTAAATATATCAACTATATCTAATCTGCTAAATGTAAAACTGCTAAACTTAATAGCAATTTGTTCGCTGTCGTACGAGAACAGTTCTGTTCTAATACCGTTAACATACACTCTAATACTTTTCTCTACTAAGCCTGCAATATCACTATCTGAATTTGTAGGTACTGCTGATATATGATACAACCTTCTAGCCGTTTCAAAATCACTATCGCTTATGACATATCTGTCTTCTACACGTTGCTGTAGTTTGTCTTCTAGTGGTCTCCATGCTGTATCGTATGTTACATCATTATTATTTTTCTTATAATATATGTAGCCTTTAATTTGAGACTTAGATGTTCCACCGAAAGGAACATACGATTCAAAATAATCATCTAGATGGTTTGTAAAGGATATTTCACTAAAGTTATTAAAGTTTTTATACTCTAAAGGAAATCCTAAAACAGGATCGTTTGTTCTGTTTGCGTTTGCTGGTGTATATCCAAAGATATTATTACCTGTAAATGTGCTGTTAGGGTACAATGCATCATTGTCAAGTCTAACTTTGTTAGAGTCGTACATAACAAATTCAATTGGTGTATTAATTTTTGTCTTTTGCTGTCCTGCTATCCATTCAGTGCCTGACCAGTAGTATTCTATACCTTGATATCTAGAACCAAATTTAATTGTAATTACGTCACCTTTTTGTGCAACGTAAGGTATAAAACCTGCATCACCGTCTAATAATCCTGCAGGGCTACTTTCGTCTGCTAGTTTAGATAATGCTACATTGCCTGCACCGTCATCATTAATGATGTATGCATGTTGGGAAACAGACGCATCGTCACTTGCAAGTAGTATTGTATTACCGGGTTGTAATGTTACTGAATCAATTGACGCTCCTGTTGGACGCCCAACTACTTCTGATTGCAGATAACCTTCTGCACTCATGTCTACTGAAAATTTACCTGTAGTACCAAAGTTGTACAATTCGATATTTCTGTCAAATTCTATAATAGGTCTTACTGCACGTTTGCCTTTTGGAGGTAATTGGTCTCCAACATCTAAGAAATTATTCTTATGATGCCAAAAGTTAATTCTGCTCCATACGTTGTTATCAGTTGCTCCACGCTCCATAATAATATAGTCTGGATTTTCCTGAGTGTTATCACTGTCAAAAGGCTCAATATCAAAAGCGCCTTCGCCACCCACAGTAAATACAAGTTGTGTGCCTAAAGGTGCAACATATCCGGCCCACAATGCAATGCCTGTATCTGGATCTGTTTGGTCAAATGCATAGTCCGGGGTAGGCCAATTATTTTGTCCTGCTGTTGAAACATAGTTTTCAACACCTGCTAAACCCCCACTATTAAATTCTGTTGTGCCGCCCGGTACAGTTGCAACGAGGTCATCATCACTATCAATTATAGTTTGGTCAAACGGTATATAGTCTTCAGTACTGAACACAGTTGCAAAGTTTTGTTCTTTGTCATGCAGTATAATACTCTCGCCTACACCTTCTACAATAAATCGTTTTTCGTTCTTAAATTTATTTGGTATAACATAGTTTCCAGAAAAGGTAACAACCATTCCTGATTTAAGTTCAACTCCGCTCGGTGTTGTAAATGACTTTTTACCTACAATATCTTTTTCAATGTTTATAGGGTTTGTATCTGTGCCTTCTACAATAACTGGTGTTGGGCCGTTTGGGCTCCAAAAATACTCTTGATAGTTAACGAATTTATCAATACTTATTGGTGGTAAAAACGTATACGCTTCAGTATCAAAGATACTATTTTGATTTAGTGTATTAACACCATAACTTTTAAGTACATTAATATAGTCCTCATAGAACATGATATTTGTACTTTTACCTGTTGTTTGGTCAATTGAGCTTACTGCTGGTTCTAAACTAAATTTATCCCTATCAGCAGTTGGTTGCAAAATATATGTATCTCTTGCATCTAATAAGTCTTCTTCGCGCCTGCCCACATAAGCAGACATTGACTCAACGTTTGCTTTACTAAAAAGTTGCTCTACTGTAGTATCGAAAAAATTCTTTATTACAGGAGTCTGGTGAATTACGGGAAGTTTTGTATATTTTTTATCAGCCATGTTTATTAATATCCACTTGAGTCGCTTGAGTTATTGCCTGAACTACTTGCACTAGAACCTGTAATCTGATTATTGATTACATTGTCTGTTGTAGTAGTTGCTGTATTCGTACCTTCTTCTGCTACATAGTTGCCCATGTACGTTGTTATGCCGTTAGGCATATAAAATGTCTTTCCAAAGAAATCATGTGTATGAGATGTTCCGTTACCCACAAAGTCTGATGCTTCTTTAGTTGGGTACAACGGATAGTAACCGTTGATTGCAAACGGACCAATTTCACTTTCTGGATTTTCATATGAAGTAAATGTTGGAGTACCACTTGCAGGTTTAATATTGTCTTTAGTAATTTTGTCAACTATGTCAATGTCGTCGACAGATGCTGTACTTAAGAATAACTCGTCACTGTCGCTTTTCACTTGAAATAAATCTCCAAATACGCCTGATGTTTTCTTGGGCACAATAACAATACTACCAATTGAGTTACCTACTTGTTGATGTATGTAACTACTTAATTCTGTAAAGTAAAATGTATCGCCAAACTCCCAATTATCTATACTGAAATATTTAGTAATAGCAGAAGCAATTTTGGTTTTAATCTCGTTGTCGCTTAACGAGGTACCTGGTAATCTTACTACCTTGAATCTTGCTTGTAACTCTGCTAATGCATCGTTACCGAATAATAACTTAAATCTGCCACTCTTGAATAAAATTTGATCACTAGCCGCTTTGTAAGTTTGTAAATTTTGGAACTCTGTTTCAAGTTCTAATGTGGATGGCTCTTCTGGCCATGCTGTCCCTGGAACATTAACATACGAAAGTACTTGGTCATAGTAGTTGTCTGTTAGCACGAAAAATTCGTGTACATTACTAATACTAGGATCTATTCGCATATCGTTATTTGCTATGTGGTTCCATTTAAATACTACACTTTCTTGCGTAGAATTAGTTGTATCTTGTGTGAAACTTTTACCAACTTTAGCTCTGTGTTTTGAGCTTTCGTAGTTATTGACTACGTCTAGGTTTGTACTGCTATAAGATAGTAGGTAAATTTTGCCTGTATCTTTTGCATAAACTTTTTTGTTATGTAATTTACCTTGTGTATTATTGAATGTATCCACAATGGCTTTTGTCTTAACTAAAATAATATCATAGTCTGCTAGGGAATAATATGTGCCTGTTAAATTCAACGCACTACCAGTAGAATTACCTGCAATTTTATCTCTTGTTGCACTAAAGTTTACACCCGGTTCTCTGCGTAAGTCCAATATTCCTGTCTTAACAGGCTTAGTATATGTGTAGCCGTCAAAACTATCAAAGTCTTCAAAAATAACAATATCGCTTGGTCCAACAAACTCTTCGAATTGAATAGGATTATCTGGACTATCGTCATTGGTTGAATTAAATGGAGTTACTTGTACTTTTCTTGCATCTGTATGACCATCTGCATATATAAAGTTCTTAACAGCACTCCACACAATAGGCGATTCTAG